AAGATTAAATCAAAAGTTCATTACAAGGACTTGCTAGATATGTTTACACACGTTACTACATTGTACGCAGGCATAAACCCAAGTTCACAACCACCAAAGGAAATTACATTGAACGGTAAAGTGTATGAGTTAGTAAATCCTGAAAAGGTAGCGACGGGTTGGCATATTGATTTCGGTACGTGTGACATTGAGAAAGACCCTGTTCGACTTTCTTGTATGTTCTACTATCCTAAGGGGAGTTATTACGGTGAAGTCGATGTGCATGACAACCTTATACATCCAATCAAAGACCGTTACAACGTGTTTGCAGACCATTTGCCACTAGAAGTCTTTATTTCGTGTTGTGGTTTTTTTTTGCGAAGTTACGAGAAATCAACACGCAAATTCACGGTAAGAGAAATAGCGAAAAGCAAAGCGATGAGCCTAATCAACAAAATCCTTATGCATGGGAAGAAGCGATAGACATGATAGCAAAGGAGTATAGCATAAGTTGGAGCGAAGTCACACGAATGAATATTTATGTTTTTAACCATAGAGCGAAATTCTTAATGCACAAAACCAAAAAACAAGCGTCTAACATAAAAAAGGTTATAGGTCGTGGCAAAAAATGAAGGGGACTTAATTAGAAACATGACACTCGGTCAAAGTAACGACGTTTTGAACGCACGTGCTAACAGCCCATTGACCGAACTTTTGCAGATAATTGCAAACGACGTAATAAGCGACTTACAAAAGAAACTAGACGAATACGACGTTAACGCTTCGAGCAGATTAAAGCAGTCTATGATTGTGCTACCTGTTGAAGCAGGAGCGAATGAAGTAAGCGTACAGATAAGTGCTGAAGGATATTGGAAATTCATTAACTACGGTGTGAATGGTACAATGGTTAATCATGGTGCACCAAGTTGGGGAACACAGCCAGCAGGGGAGTTGACATTTAAACAAGCTATTGAACAATGGATAGGATTTCGAGGGATTCAGTTACCCCCACAATTTGGTAGTTATGATTCGTTTGCATTTGCAATTATGAACAAGGTAAAACGTGACGGTAAGAAACCACGCCCGTTCTATTCGGATGTGGTAAACGAAAGATTAATACAAGAAATTAAAGAACCAATTGAAGCACTCTTTGGACGTGCAATAACAGTAAACATAGTAGAGCCATGGCAGTAACGATAAACAACAGCCCAACGACATACACACCAAGCGACAATCCTATAATTTGGAGATTTTCGAGCGACCAAACAGCGCAACCGAACTTTCGATTCATTGTTGAGGTGTATGTGAACAGCGTTTTATATTCAACGCATGACGTATTTGTTGAGCGTTCTAATTATGCACATTTCGATGGTAGTCAAGTAGCGCAACAAGTATGCGAATTTGAAACTCCCGACCTTACATTAATAGCTCAAGAGAATAAGAATTGGCAAGAAATGTACATTAGGGTTAGGGAATACTACGGTACTCCTTTAGCGTTTGGTGCATCCGCAACAAGTGCAGATATTTATCCCTTCAAAGCTAGGTTAAGCAATGAAGAATTTGATGTGTACAGAACTCAAGCTACTCAATATATTCAAGGCGGTGTAACAAGAAGATTCAACACATATCTAAGCAAGGATATAAACCTTGAGATGAGATTGAATGATAACTATTTCGACGGTATTATTAACGATTTCGATTCAAGAACAGTCGTAAAAGTGAATTTATACGACGATACAGATACACTTATTAGCACAGCTCAAGTTGCTTTAAAGGACGGTATAATATCACATAGAATTTCATTGATAAACTTAAACCCTGCGTTGTGGATTGCTCAAACTAGCTTAACAAGTGGTGACTATGCACAATGTGTTTACTTCGAATACTTCATACTTGAAACAAGCGGAAACACTAGAGTATCTGAAATACGACGTGTGTACATTAATGCTGAATGTGGCTACTTTGGTAGGGCTTTAAGTTGGCTTAATAAGTTTGGTTCATTCGATAATTTCCTATTCTTTCACAACGCACAAAATGACACAGAAATAAGCCAACAATCTTTCGCACGTCAATACGGGGGCTGGGTTAGTGACGAGTATGTTTTGGACGCTACGGTGTCGGGTACAAGTGATATTGTTAAAAACATGAGGGACAAGGCACGAATTGTTAGCGACTACATGACAATGGATGTGTTTAATTGGCTTACTAGGTCATTACTTGAAAGCCCGTTTGTATTAGCGCAATATGAAGGGCAAACGCCTTACAAGGTACTACCAAGAAACGCCACTTATTCAGAGGCTCAAGATAGGTTTGATGAGTTGTTTTCTTTAGTAGTTGAATGTGAATTACCAAACGAACGCCAAAGCCAAACGATATGAATGATTCACTATACATAAATGATACTAAGATTGATTTAAAGCAAGGCGCACCGTTTCCTTTGAATTTCTCTATTGCAGACGCTAAAGAACCACAAAGCAGAAAGAGGAACTTTTCAAAGGAAATATCCATACCAGGAACTCAAGCAAATTTGAAATTCTTCTCAAGCACGTATCAATTGAACATTACTTCATTGAATGGTTTAGCGTTGCAGGGGTTTACATTTGACCCAACGTTAAGAGCAAAAGCAAGGTATTACAAAGATGGGAATCTAGTATTTAACGGTATGTTTCAATTGAAAGAAGTAGTACTATCAAATGGTAACTATCAATTCAAAGGACAATTATATACAGAAATTGTAGACTTGTATCAATCATTGAAAGATATTAATGTAAGCGAGTTAGCAGGGTGGGAAGTGTATGACCATGAGTTAAACATTACCAACGTGTCGAATAGTTGGGACACTAGTGTAATTGTTTCAGGGGTTGCAACTTCAAACTTCACAGCAGGACAACCAGACGGTTTTGGGTACTTGTATGGACTTGCTGAATATGGATACAACAGAACAAACCCGACGTATTTTGCGCTTAATCAAATTGCACCATTATTATATGTTCGGGAAACATTTCTAAAGTGTTTAGATTTCCTTGGTATTACCTATCAATCGAACTTCATAGATTCGCAGCGTTTTAAATCCTTGGTGTGGGGCTTTGGTGGCGGTCGACCGTTTGAGTTAACAGCAGGAGAAATTTCAGCACGTCAAGCCAAAGCAGTTGGAACGAGTGCAACAGCAACAGTGAACGCTCCTGCGAGCAACTTAAACACAGCATCGTTGTTTGTTGACTTATTACAGTACACTTTTTCAGGGGGTGCAGGTGCAACCATTACAGACACGAACGGACAATTTGTAAGACCTAATGACGACACTCAAGCAAGCGTTGTAATTGGTGCGACGGGTAACTATCGTATAAACTTCAAAATGTTTGGAGAAATAACATACAGCACCGACGGGTCAATACTGCTAAGTCAAACAACACAATTTATTTATCGGATTTTCGTGAATGGTGTTGCTGTTGCTACTGATATTCTAAACGGGGATTTTGCGAATGTGAACTTTAACTACACAAACAACATAACGGTAAATGCAGGTGACGTTGTTACGGTTGAATTGCAAGTCAATTTATTGTATGGTGTTTCTGGTGCGACGTATTTTGGGGCGCAATTAGGTTACGACAACCTTACACAAGTGTACGATTTCGACATGACTAGCATTGACACGGAGTTAATCGAGGGAAGCACCGTGCAAATGTCAAGATTTATACCACAAATGAAAGCAAGCGAGTTTCTAAGCGGTATTATCAAGATGTTCAACTTGTATATTTCAGATCCTAACGAATTAGGAATTGTTACTATTGAGCCGTTTGCAGATCATTATGAGGGTATAGATAGTTTCGATGATTGGTCTTTGATGGTAGATTACTCAAAAGACGTTGTAATTAAGCCAACAAGCACCATTGAAGGACGTACATATATATTCAAATATGCAGAAGATGGGGACTACTACAATAAATTGTATCAAGACGATTGGAAAAACGGTTACGGGAATAGGAGTTTAGATGTTCCAAGCCCGTTCCAAGTGGGTGAAAAGGTGTATGAGTTACCGTTTTCGATGGGTATTCCGACGGATGCAATAAGCGGATTAGTCGTTCCTACAATAATTTCGATAGACCCTGCAACAACAAACGTTATCCCATACAAAGGAAAGCCAAAGATTTACCAATACAACGGACTTAAAACAGGGAATTGGAGATTGACAAACGTATTAGTTCCTGCAACTTTCGTAGACTATACGGATTACCCAAGTTTACACCATTTCGACGATTGGGAAAATCCTACGTTTGACCTTTGTTTTTTGTTACCTCAAGAATTATACTACACAACTACGGACATAACTAACACGAATATTTACAGCGTATATTTAGAGGCGTTCATTCGTGACCTTGTAAGTCGTGAAAGTAAGATTGTAGAACTGAATGTTAAGCTATCGAGTAACAATATCACACAGTTAAGATTTGAGCGGTTTAAAATGATAAACGGTACATTGTTTAGATTGAATGAGGTTAGGGACTGGGACAGTAGCATTAACGAAAGCACAAAAGTAGAATTATTAAAATTAGTACAATAATGGAAGAAATCATATTTAAGACCACGGTAGAAACAGGGACGACTGTAGACGATATAGAAGCAATCAACAAGGCGTTACATGATACAGAAGATGCTGTTGAAGAAGTCACAAAGGACACGGTAAAACTAGGTGCGAAGTTTGAAGACGTATACGGGGATTTACAGCCTTTGTCGTCACGTCTTGGAGAAATTGAAGACCGTATGTACGAACTTGCACTTGCAGGAAAACAGAACACTAAAGAGTTTCAGATTCTACAAGAAGAAGTTGTAAGATACAGACAAACGATTATTGAGGTCGATAGAGCAGTTGACACTTTAGCAGAACAAGGGCGTGGACTTGGTACAGCGTTACAATTAGGAAATGCAGTAGTGAGTGGTTACGGTGCGGTTCAGGGTGCAATGGCTTTAGTTGGAAATGAAAGTGAAGACTTGCAAAAGGTAATGGTTAAGCTACAAGCAGTTCAAGCTGTGCTTAATTCATTGGAGCAAATAAAAATAACACTTGACCAAAAGAGCATAATTCTAGCAAACGTAAAAGCAGGATTAACCAAGGGACAAATAGTACTTGAGAAAGCGTATGCGGTTGCAGTAGGGACAACAACGGGAGCAATGAAGGCGTTGAGGTTAGCGATGTTAGCAATTCCAATCGTTGCTATTATTGCAGGTATAGTAGCTTTAATCGCTGTTATTGCGGATTTGGTATCTGAAGAAGAAAAAGCAGAGGAAGCAAACGAGGCGCTTACAAGAAGTTATGAAAGACAACAAGCAGTAGTGGATAGGGTGTTTGAAAAGAGAACACGTGACATTGAAAACCAAATTAAGCTAAGAAAGTCCGAAGGCGCAACGGCTGAAGAACTTCATCAACTCGAAATGAAACGCATCAAGGAGCAAGAGGTTCAACGACGTAAGACAATCGAAATCGAAATGGGTATGGCTAAGTCACGTAAAGAGCAATACCACCAAGCGTTGAAAGAAGGGAACAACGACCTCGCAAAAGAAATCAAAGCGGAAATAAACCAACACCGCCAAAAGTATAAAGACTTACAGAACTTAGAAGGTCAATATAAAGTTGATTTGCAAGTGATGGAAAACGAGTTCCAAAAGCAACAAAAGGAACAAGAAAAGGAACGTCAAAAAACAGCAAACGACAACTATAAAAAACGCAAAGAAGAAGAAAAGAAACGCAAAGAGGACGCATTAAAGTTAGAACAAGAGTTCGAAAAGACGCTTGAAGATTTACGACTTGCAACACTTGAAGAAGGTGGATATAAACAACTTGAAATATTGCGTGTTCAGCAAGAACGTGAAAAGGCAGAACTTATTAAAAAGTACGGTGAACGTTCGCAATTGGTGTTAGCTTTAGAAGCGAAACAGAACGCTGAAATGACGGCGTTAACAAATCAATTGAATAAGGACAACCAAACAAAACTAGATGAGATAAACGCAGAAGAAGCGCAAAAGTTAGCGACTAGCAGAAAGGCAAAACTAGAGGGTGAACTAATCGCAATGACC